CATGCCGTCCTGTTCTAATTGGTTTAAATAATCACTTACTTTATGCCTAGACCATCTCCACCTTTTAGATAATTTCTCTAATGACGTTATTCTTTGTCCTCTTTCTACTTCTATAAAACCCTTATCAAATTCCACCTTTTCTTTTTGGTGATTCACCATTAATAATAAATCTATCCATGCACTTCTTTTGTCGAAAGGCTCTTTGCTTTTCCAGAGCCAATGCTCTTGTAATTGTCTATGTAAACTTATCCAGCCTTCCATATTTTTTCATTCCTTTCGTATAATAAAGGGATAAAACTTATGTCTTATCCCTTAGTTGTTTGCTTTTCCATATTCTTTAATAAATTCTTCTTTTGTTTTGTTGTAATATTTGCACCAAGCTTTTTGTGCTATTCTTTTTAATTGCCTGTTTAATTTGTCTCCGTTTTTGCCGTGTACTCCATTCGTTCCACGATGGTCTTTTCTCATCAAAAATACTATCAAGCCATCATTTATACTCTTTTGTCTGTAAGCCTTTGAAAAATAAACCTCGTGTCTTTCACAATATATTTCTGTTCTTACCGTGCTATATAATTTGCTTTTTGGCATGATGCAAAATTCCTCTTCGTTTTTATTTTTATCTTTCTTCTGACTTTTCTCTG